AATTAACAAACACTCCACGTGATCGTTTGATATCAAGAATGAGTCCTAGTGTTGATAACAATGCCTTGATGCAAAAAGTTGGTAAAGTAGTAAACAGCCCAGAATTTAATAGTGATACTATTTTGAAAATAGTAGATGCCGGGGATTCTATAACACATCCTGTTGGTCGCTATATCCAAAAGGAATTTGATAAATTACAATATGATTTAGGTAGCGCATACGAAGATTATCCTGAAGAGGTTGCTGAAAAATTATTATCGATGCTAAAAAGCAGGACACAGCAACATCTAGGAGAAAGCCGTTGGAATCACAAAAGCACAAAGAAAACCAGTCGTGCTGTACGAGGGCAAACTGAAGTTATTGTCCGTCATGGCAGAGCAGTAGACGAAATGTATCCAGGCGCTCGTAGTCAAAAGAAAAATATCAAAGCAATCTTTATTCAGAATCACGATGGGGAAAGATTTAAGTATCCCTTTATTCACCCAGCTGGCGCATTCGCTATGGCACAACATGTGGATCACGGTGGTATTCCACATGATCCGGCAGGCAAAGCAATTATCAACATGAGCGAACAAATTGCTCAATTACAAGAATTTCAAAGAAAAATACACAAAGCCACCTTGCATGATGACGCAACAGGAATTACAGAGCGTGCCTTAGGCCGACTAAATGAACTAAAAGCAAGAATGGAAGCCTTGGGCAAAAGACAACATTACGAATCATGGATGGCAGAATTTAGTGGTCAAGAATCCATGGATGACGGTCTAGAAATGGACGAAGTCACCATGGAACAATACAAACAAAAATTTACACAAACAAATTTCCAAGAAGAACTTGCAGAATTTTTCCCCTTGCTACATCGTATTATGAGCGAGACTAACGACATTGATTTAGAATCATTTGTTAGTGAAGTAGCTGATGAAGAAGAAACAGGAGATGAAGTTAAAGAAGATGCATTTGATGCATTTGAAAATTGGGCAGAAGCAGTTGAGCAAGGTAAACTTGCAGATGACCAAATTGAAGAATTAAAAAATGCTATTATGCAACTACCACAGGGCAATGATGGTCCTAAACTAGATCTAGGTCCAGATGGTCAAACAGCAGTTCAATTTTTTCAAGAGTTTGGATTAGATGATTCGGACTTAGAAGAAAAACTCAAGGACATGGCCAATGTTGACTCAACTACTGATGCACTTGAAGTGTTCAAACTATGGGCTAATGAAGACTATCCTGAGCTAGCGGTAGCATTAGGTATGAGTGATACAGGCGGACAACCAGAAGCAGGTGCAGAACAACCTGCCGCCGAAAATGAAGAGCAAGGTGGTCCAGCAAATACTATGATGAACAAAGAGAATGTAATCAGAGAAGTGGCAAAATTAGTAAAAAGCAGATTCAACGAAGATAACCCAGAAGTAGGTCCGTTTAATGGCAAAGAAAATATTGCACTAGATGTTAAGAAAAAATGTGCTGAAATGTTTGGCGATCAAGTAGGTGAGCAAGCACATCATTTGGCAATGGAATTTATGGAAAAACTCAGCAAGCGTTGGGAAGAAAAACACGGGCACATTGAAGATGATGGGTTGGCAAGACTAAAAGAATTACTAGGCAATGTAAAATCTAAAGTGGAAAGCATGGGAGATGTTGGCGGCCATCCTGGCAACAATATTATGAGTGCAGAAGCCGATGATAAAAAAGAAACTCCACCATTTGACCCACCTTACAAAAATGTAGAACCACATAAAGATCAATATGGAAATCCGATAAAACATGTAGCAAAACATTTGGCAAAGCAGGGCATGAAACAGGCAATGGATACAAAAGAAGATATCTTAAAATTAGCAGGTTTGGCAAAATAAAATCATAATCTAACAATATAACTATTGTAGAGATAAATAGATGTGTGTATACTTAACCGTATGCACACATTTTTCTTTTTAGTCAGTTGGCTTTAAAGAAGAGGCATAATATAACATTTTAAGGAAAAACATTATGGCAACTTTAGCAGAAATTCGTGCGAAGCTACAGGCTTCAACACAACAAGGGGGCGGAACTGGAGGCGGTGACAATGCAATATTTGCGCATTGGAACATTGCAGAAGGACAAACCGCTACAATCCGTTTCTTACCAGATGCGGACACATCAAACACATTTTTCTGGATTGAACGAGCAATGATTAGATTGCCATTCGCCGGAGTTAAAGGTGATACAAATTCCAAACCAGTAGTAGTACAAGTTCCCTGTATGGAAATGTGGGGTGAGTCTTGTCCAGTTCTAACAGAAGTGCGTCCTTGGTTTAAAGATCCATCATTGGAAGATATGGGTCGTAAATATTGGAAGAAAAAATCATATTTGTTCCAAGGATTTGTAGTTGATAGTAAACTACAAGAAGATAAGGTTCCAGAAAATCCTATTCGTAGATTCATTATGAGTAGCCAAATTTTTAACATTGTTAAAAATGCATTAATGGATTCCGAAATTGAAGAATTGCCAACAGATTATGTCCGTGGCTTGGATTTTAAGATTGCTAAAACCAGCAAAGGCGGTTATGCAGATTATACAACCAGCAATTGGAGTCGTCGTGAGCGTGCTCTTTCAGAAGCAGAACATGCGGCAATTGGGCAGTATGGATTGTTTGATTTGAAAAGCTTCTTGCCTAAAAAACCCACAGAAGTTGAACTCAAAGTTATTAGCGAAATGTTTGCGGCTTCAGTAGATGGTGAAGCATATGACATGGATCGTTGGAGTCAATATTTCAAACCAGATGGTATGAGAGGTAACTATACTCCGCCTGCAGGTAATGCACCAGCAGTAGCGGCTCCTAAGGCAGTAACACCAGTATCTGCTCCTATTGAAGATGACGAAGTCCCTTTTGAATCAGCGGCTCCTGCTCCAGCGGCAGCACCCGCGGCAAATGGTGATGCTGGAAGTCGTGCGGCAGACATTATTCAGATGATTCGTAATCGTCAAAAGAATATTACTCCTTAAAAAAATGTCGGATACACTGGCTTATGTGTATAAATGGACCCATATACCAACATTAAAATGGTATATAGGGTCCCGCACAGCCTGTAAATTAAAAAAGGAATAAAATGGGTAAATCATTTGATATTAGTAAATTTAGAAAATCTATCACTAAAAGTATTGATGGACTCGGAATTGGATTTAACGATCCCACAGATTGGATATCAACAGGTAACTATGCTCTAAATTATCTTATCAGTGGTAACTTCAACTATGGAGTTCCACTGGGTAAGGTAACTGTATTTGCCGGAGAATCCGGTGCAGGTAAATCATATATCTGCTCCGGAAATATTATCCGTCACGCACAGGAACAGGGTATATTTGTTATTCTTGTTGATTCCGAAAATGCACTTGATGAGAAATGGTTAAAGGACTTAGGTGTCGATACTAGCGATGAGAAGTTGTTAAAACTTAACATGGCTATGATCGATGATGTTGCAAAAACTATTTCAGAATTCATGAAAGAGTACAAGCTCATGCCCGAGGAAACTCGTCCAAAGATTTTGTTTGTAATCGATTCATTGGGAATGTTGCTTACTCCTACTGATGTAAATCAGTTTGAAGCAGGCGAGATGAAAGGTGATATGGGTCGTAAACCTAAAGCACTTACATCACTCGTTCGTAACTGTGTAAACATGTTTGGTTCGTGGAATGTTGGTATGGTTTGTACAAATCATACATACGCTTCACAAGATATGTTTGACCCAGATGACAAAATCAGTGGCGGTCAAGGATTTATCTATGCCAGCTCTATTGTGGTCGCTATGCGCAAATTGAAACTAAAAACAGATGCAGATGGTAATAAAACTACCACTGTAAATGGAATTCGTTCAGCTTGCAAGATCATGAAAACACGCTATTCTAAACCATTTGAAAGTGTACAAGTTGAGATTCCGTACTCAACAGGTATGAGTCCATATAGTGGATTGGTTGATTTATTTGAAGCTAAAGGTATGTTGAAGAAAGAAGGCAATAGTCTTGTATACACAACTACTGATGGTGAAATTATTAAACAATTCCGCAAAGCATGGGAAAAGAACGAGAAAGATGGACTAACTATTATGATGTCAGATATTGACAAACATGGTGAAACACTTGTTGCAACTGTAACAGAAGAAGATACAGAGGAAGTATAATGGAAGAAGATCTAATCATTGAAGTATGGGATGTATTTAAAGAGTACATTTCTGATAAAAACAAGGAAACAGCGGCCAATCATTTTGTTGATTTCTTACTTGGAAAAGATGTAGACTCTGCAACGCTTAAGGCGCTTGTGGGGTATGACACATACCTCGATGATGCTATTGACATCATTGTTAGTGGAGATGAAGAAGCCGCAGAAGATGAAGAAGACGATTGGTCTTATGATGAAGATGAGGACTGATTATGTCCTGGTATGCAAAAGTCAGCAAAGACATAGCACACCTTCCTAGTTGTTTAGACTATTTTTATACCCAAATCGAAGAAGCCAAAAAAGAGGTAAAAATCCACGGTAACGTGGAACGAGCCTCGGCTTCTTTGCCTGGTATTGTAGAACATAGATTTAATCAGTTACAAGAAGTTGAAGCAGTACTTGAGTATCTAAACATAGAACTTAGGCGAGTAAAATCTAAGGCATTTAAAAAATACTTAGAAAATTACCAAAGAGCATTAAGCAGTCGAGACTGTGAAAAATATGTAGAAGGTGAGGCAGATGTGGTTGATATGGAAAAAATTATCAACGAATTTGCCATGCTTAGAAACCAATGGTTAGGCATAATCAAAGCCTTGGATATCAAACAGTGGCAGTTAAGTAACATTATTAAACTTCGTGCCGCAGGCCTTGAAGATATTGCATTATGAATGTATAATAGTACTACTATGAACATAGAAGACCTTATTTCGGCATCAGTAACAGTTAATCCTGTTAAATTTAATCTATATGATCAAAAAATTATTGATAGTTTCAATATCCAAATTTCTTTAGGAGTTGGATTTACTGAGAAACAATCTGTACTTGCTGTAAAAATATTAAAAAAATATTCTCCTAGGTTAAATTTATCAATTGGAGTAGATCCTGCTCCATTTTTAGAAAATCCTGTTTATAAATTACCAATACGCAAAACTAATACATCTAAAAAAATATCTATTATAGAAAATAAAATTTATGGCAAGGTAGTATCTGTAGTTTTTCCTTATAATGAAAATTATGTTGCAAAAATTAAAGAAAATAAATCATCAGAGTATCGTACTTGGGATAAAGAACAAAAATCATGGATTTTTTCACTGACTGAGACAAATTTAAATTTTTTAATAAATTTTGCCAAGGATGAAAATTTCGAAATTGACAATGAATTTAAAAATTTATCTAACCAGGTATCGGAAGTAGTAACTAAAATGGAGCAATATGTGCCAATGTTAGTTATAGACGAAAAAAACCTAAAATTTGTGAATTTTAACGAAAATTTGCCACCTTTGGTTAGTAAGGATATTTTACCCGCAATCTTTGAAGCTCGAAGAAAGGGTATTACCACTTGGGACAATACAATTTCCAATTTTGTTGATAGTGACGAGGTTGACGAAATCACTAGACAATTCTTAAAATCAGATCCTGGTGATAAATTTTGCGTAGATAGTAAAATTTATGAATTTTCTTCATTAGAAACTATCATAAAATTCATGGGTCCGTGTCTCGTTGTAATCCCCGGTGGAAGTGAATTAGAAAAATTAGTTCAGACTTATGGATTTTTAAAATCTATTGGAATAGAAAATCATCAAATGAGTGTTATGTTTCGATTACCTACTGAAACACAACTAAATTTCAATAATTTTGTGAAAAATAATGGATTGAATTCTCCCATCAAAGACCACACACAAATAGTTTTTATCAGTAGCAAATTACCTAAACCTGTGCTAAAATCTAAAATTAAATTTCATAGTATTATTAATCTAGGGTTTAATAATGTACACTACACAATGCGAGATTTTGTGAAATTTCATGAAAATGTGATATTTTACTCAGCACCTGCCGAAACAAGGAATATTCAACTTGTCTTCATGTAAAATTATTATCAAAGATGAAGTCAACATCAAGATTGAAAATCTTGATCTTGATACACGCAAGGCTTTGGTTAAAAAATTCAAATATGAAGACCCTACGGCTAGGTATCGTCCGGCCTATAAATTGGGGAGGTGGGATGGAACAGTGAGTTTTTTTGGGCTAGGGGGCACAACTTATCTTTCAATGCTACCGCAGGTACTTGAATATTTAGAAAGTAAAAAC